GGGCTGGCTGAGGGGGCACGAGTCATTGAGACAGTGTCCGCCGGACGCGCCCCTATCCGTGACGGGTTCCTCCGTAACAGCGTCGCCACCACACTGCCGACGGGCATGTCTGACCGTATGACCGCTGTTGTGGCGTTCAATATCGTCTACGCCCGATACCAGCACGAGGGCGTTGGTTTCCATCACCCGCGTGGCGGGCAGGCCAAGTTCCTGTCCCAGACGATTGAAGACCACGACCATGTCGTGAAGCAGATTATTGCTAACCACCTTAAGGGGGTCCTGTGACACCAACGAGTCTGCCGAGAACATACCCGGACCTTGCCATGCACGTGGCGATGTACCTGCACCAAAGGGGTGTTGTGCCGGACCCGCTCGAACCTCAGGACGGTCCGGTGGGGGTGTTCGTCAACGGGTGGCTTGACCAGCCGGACACCTCGGTGATGGTCACCTCCGGGTGGGAGCAAGCCGACCGTGACTCTGACACTGTGCCGGAGCTACGGTTCATGGTCGCCCATCGCGCCCCGGACCAGCAGGGCCTGTGGGAACTGCAACGGTCTACGTTCCATGCCCTGCACCGCCCGGGGGAACGGTACGAGCTGACCGCCGACATGCACTTGCTTATCTGTGAACGGGTTGTGAGTGACCCGCCTGTGCCAGACCAAAACACCCGCTGGGTCGCAGTAGACACTTACCGCTGTCGGCCCTACCGCAACCATCACTAGAAAGGTGATTACCAATGGCGAAGTTTCAGCTTATGCCGAACGGCTGCGAGCTGCGCGACCAGCTGGGCCGTGACTGGGCTATCCAGGTCAAGCCGGTTGGCGCAGCCGCCGACGAATGGACGTTCCTTCGTGGTGTGACCGACCTGCAGGTCAACATCGAAACGCAGGACACGGACTCCACCACCATCGACATGCAGGGCTGGACCGGCACCACCAAGATCAGTCGCTCCCTCACCATCACGGCCGAGGGTAAGTTCGTGGCTATTGACGGCCTGCCGGTACTTGAGAAGTCGCAGGAGCTGCTGTACGTGTCCGGTGGTGAGCTTGGCGCGGACGGCACCATCGACGTTCGTGTGTGGCGCACCGACATTGACGAGGGTTGGGAAGTCACCGCCACCAACGGTTTCACCACCGGCGGTGGCGCGAACGAGCTGCGTACCTTCACTTCCACTATGACCTCGAATTGCGCCCCGACCCGTATCCACTCTGTGGAGGACGGCGCGTTCAAGAAGGAGTCCGTCGTGGTGGACATGGAGAAGTACCTGGCAGTTCTGCGCCCGGGTAACACCGGCGCTGAGAACGAGCTGCCTGTTGAGGACGCGCCGGGCACCGGCGGTGAGTCCCCTTCTACGGGCGGTACTGAGTCGCCTGCTGCCTAGCAACAGGCCCGCTGACCCCCGCTGACCGCATGGTTGGCGGGGGTTAACTCTGTGTCCAGGTGCCGGGCTGGGCGTTAGGTCTCCCGCCCCCGCGCACCGCCTAACCACAACGAAGGGGACCGTGCATAGGAGACCACTATGGCTGCTGACTTTGGCGCACTGGAAGAATTCATCGACGACTACGACGTGGCGTTCGAGTTCCGGGGGAAGGAATACAAGGAGTCGTTCGACTTTGCGAACGTCGCCGCATTCAAGGCTTGGCTGTCCCGTTACTCTAAGCGACTGGAAGCCGCCGAGGTGACGGAGGACGAGCAGCTCGCTATGAGCTGGTACGGTGTCGCGATTCTGACCGGCGGTAAGTTCGACTCCAAAGCATGGAAGTTCACCGGCCTACCGAAGGGCCACTTCCTGACCCAGATTGTTGCCGACGGTGCTTCGTATGACGTGGTGGACCGTCTGGTCAACTCCATTTTCGCTAAGTACCGGTTCGGTGACGATATTGCTACCGCGTTCTACCGTGAACGTGACTTGGGAAAAGCTTTGAAGGTGGCGGCGGAGAATCTGAACCTCGTGGAGAATCAAGACCAGGAGACCCCGCAGGAAGCTGGCGAGACGAACGGGGACGACTCCGAAACGAGCAAGGATTAGCCCTATCCGACGAGGGGGACTGGTATGACCCCCGGCCGGGCGCCTACGGGGAGAACGACCCGGGCGGAGGCCCGCTCATGTTCCCTGACCGGCAGGACCTTTTGGACCGTGGCGTGGTCATGCGTGAGTGGGAGGAGAAGGTCGAGGGCGTGTCGGCCGTGTCACTCACGTGGGACTCGCTGCTCACCCACTGGGGGCTGATCGAGACGGACTTCCAGTCGTTCTACGGCCTTGACCTGACGGAGTATAGGGGAAAGTCGTTCAGGTGGTTCCGCACCCGTGTGGTGCGTCTACTGGGGGAGGATACGGCCCTTGGTAGGCAAGTGCGCGGGGGCGACTGACCGCTGTTGTGGTGCGGGTTGAGTAGCAGGTGACTAATCCTGACTAGCTGCCCGGGGAGGCACCACATATGGCGATCAACATGGGAGATATTGAGGCCCGCGTCACGGTCGACACGGGCCAAGCAACGAAGGCGCTAACATCGCTTAAATCCCACGTGGAGACGCTCGAATCCGAGCTGTCCCGTATCCAGAACGGTGAGGTGAAGGTCGGGGCCAAGGTTGAGCGGTCCATGCAGGACGCGGTGAAGCAGTCCCGTGACCTGTACGACTCCCTGACGAAGGCGGGGCAGGCTGCGGACGGGGTGAACGCCCCTAAGGACATGACCCGTGCCTTGTCCTCGTCTAGGAAGGCTGCTGAGGGTCTTGCGTCGTCTTTGGAGCAGGCGGGAGCCGCAACCGGGAAGATCAGTGCACCTCGGGACATGTCTGGGTCACTGCATGCTTCGGCTGCTGCTGCTGAGCAGCTTGCCACTGGCCTTGACAGGGCGGGGAGCGAGGCCGACCAGCTCGGGTCGAAAACCTCCTCGTCGTTGCCGAAGGCTGAGTCCGCGCTGACAGGCCTGCTGGGGGCGGTGAAGCAACTTGCCCCCGCACTGTCCGCAGCTGCCGTGGGCGGCGCTGTTCTCAATAAGGGTTGGGCGCGTCTCACGTCGATTGACACCGCTCAGTTCAAGCTGCAGGGCCTTGGCCACACGGCTGAGTCCACCGCCGTAATCATGGACTCCGCCATGAAGTCTGTGAAGGGCACGGCGTTCGGTTTTGGTGACGCTGCCTCTATCGCAGCGTCGTCTGTCGCCTCGGGTATTAAGCCGGGTGAGGAGCTGACCGGTGTGCTGACCACTATCGCCGACGCTGCTGCTATCTCGGGTAGGTCGTTGGGCGAAATGGGCGCGATCTTCAACAAGATCGCAGCGAGTGGCATTATCCAGGGTGAGGAGCTGAACCAGCTTGCGGACTCCGGTATCCCGGTTTTGCAGCTGCTGAGCCAGGAAATGGGTGTGACTGCTGGTGAGGTCAAGAAACTAGCGTCTGAAGGCAAGATCGGTTTCGCTGAGTTTGAGGCTGCTATGCGGTCCGGTATGGGCGGGGCTGCGCAGGAGATGGGTAACTCCATTCTCGGGTCGTTGCAGAACGTCGGTGCTGCTGTGGGCCGTCTCGGTGCGTCCCTTATGACCCCGTTTGTGGACACTGGCACGTCCGCTGTGGGAACACTGACTGAGGCGATAGATACCGCTACGGGGGCGGTTGACTACCTCGGAAAGGGCATTAGCGCTATCCCGGGACCGGTGAAGGAAATGGCGAGTGCCCTGCTACTGGTGAAGGCAGCGTCGGTGGCGCTGAACACCGAGATGGGGCAGAAATTCCAGGGCCATTTGAAGAAAGTGTCGGCCGGGTTCACCGCAGCAGGCGCGACGGCAAAGAAGTTCGGGGCGGATATTGCTGCCTCGTACGCACAGGGCGCTGCTGCTGCTCGGGCTGCGACGGCTAAGCACCGTGAGGCTGCTCTTGCTGCTAAGACTGCGGCTCTTGCCACCAGTGACGGGTTCGCCGCAGCTGACCACATCATGAGGCAGTTTGGTCACACGACGGCTGCAAGCGTGAGCGCAGCGAGCACGCACCTGCGTGGTTTTGCTACGGCTGGTGCGAACGTGGCTGCGACTGCTGTCAAGGGTCTTGGGTCTGCTTTGGGTGGGCTGGTGAACGCCCTTGGTGGCCCGCTGAATATCGCTATTGCGGGTGCTGCGATTCTCGGCACGAAGATGGTTGAGGCGTCTCGTGCTGCGAAGCAGGCACATGAAACTATGGCTACGTCTGCTCGTGATGCTGCGGAGGCGCAGGAGGAACTGAGGCTTGCCGTTGCCGGTACACGTGGCGAGTTGCAGGGTGAGGGACTTTCCGCTGCGTCGACGGTTGCTGCGGGTTCTCTAGCCGAGCTTGTGTCGAAGGGTGAGGCCGCGTCTAAGACGTTCGGGTCAATGTCTCTTGCCATGAGTGAGACCGAGGGCAACATGACGTGGCTGCGTCAGGCGTTCCTAAAGGACGTTAGCAGGGAGTACCACGACCACCTTGCTCAGAATCGTGAGTTGGCGGACCAGTACGAGGCCCTCACCGATGTGATGAAGAGTATGGGTCTTACCGCTGAGGACCTCAGCTCTGTTGTGGCTAAGGGCGGTCCTGAGTACGACAAGCTGTTGTCGTCGTTGGAGGCGTCGGGGCCTGCTGGGCAGAAGGCGGCGGCGGAGCTGCGGGAGGCCCGTAGTGAGATTGACCAGCTGGTGAGCGCGGGCAGGACCCTGCCGGAGGCGATGAAGCAGGCGTCTGAGGGGCTGGACGTTCTGGCTAGCTCGTCTTCGGACGCTGAGCAGAAGATGAAGGCGATGGAGCAGGTTATGCAGGCGCTTGGTCTGCTTCCGCAGGACCTGTCCCGTGCAATGCTGGATCAGGCGCAGGCTATCCAGAAGCTGAGCGCAGAAGCCTCCAAACTTGAGGCGGTGCCGGACTTGTTCGGCCCGGACGGGCAGCTGAACTGGGACAACGCGAACGTTGGCCCGGTGGTTGACATGCTGGACGAAATGCGGTCCAGCCTTGCGGCCGTCGCCGCTAACGGCGGTGACGCTACAGCCGAGCTGGCTAAGTGGGAGCCGGTGTTCGAATCCATGCGCACACAGCTTGGGCTGACCAAGCCGGAGATGGAGGCGCTGCGCCAAGAATTCGGGCTGCTCGACGGCGAGACCATCAACACGTTCATGAACCTTGAGGGCGCGGACGAGGCGACCAAGAAGCTTCTTGAGGTCCACACCGGGTTGAAGAATATTCCGGTGGGTCAGTCCATTCAGCTGGACGCTGAGTCGTTGGAGATGGTCCGCCCGGAGCTGGAAGCAGTCGGGGCTGATCTTGAACGCCTGGACAACGGAGACTACAGCGTGTCCCTCAATTCACAGGACGCGCTCACCCAGCTTGGCGAGCTTGCTATGCACGGCCAGGCTGCGAACGGTGAGGTCGCTAAGCTTGGTCGTCTTGTCGGTGACCTGCCGGAGCATAAGGCAGTCCAGGTGGAGGCGCTCACGGAGGACTCCGAGTCGAAGCTGACCAGCCTTGGTGTGAAGGTGGAGCACCTCGACGGGGGTGGGGCGACCCTGCAGATCGACGACACGCAGGTGCGTGACGCGATGGGTGTGTTCGACGCGCTTGGGGCGAAGGCTGAGTCTCTGCCGGACGGCCGTATCGACGTAACGGGGAATACCCCGGAGGTGCTGGCGGAGCTTGAGCGTATCGGGCTGGCACCTAAGGAATTCGAGGGCCGTCTGTACATTGACGACAACACGACGATCACCCGTGACAACTTGCAGTCGGTCATTGAGAAGCTGGGCAGTGTACAGGGCAAGACGGTCAATATTGACGCGGACTCGTCCGGTGCTCAGACCGGCGCTAACAAAGCGCAGGGCGCTATCGACAGTGTGCGTGGTACGGAAGTGTCGGTCACTGCTGACACGTCTGGTGCCACAGGTCCGCTGGAACGAGTCAAGAGCCTGCTGGGCAGCCTTAAAGACAAGACGATCAACGTCTTTACGAACCACAAAGCCGCCGGTTCCTCGTCTGGTTTCGCCGACGGTGGGTTGATTCCACGCCTCGCGTCTGGTGACCTTACGCACGGTGGCTACCAGCTGCCTATGACCGGCCCGGGTACCGGGACAACAGACGGGATTCTTGGCCTTGACGCGCAGGGGCTGGCTACCGCATGGGTGGACCGTGGCGAGTACGTCACCAACCGGGCCGCGACACAGAAGTACCTGCCGTGGCTTGAAGCGATTAATGCCGACGACATGGCCCGGCTGGCTCAGCTTGCTAAGGGTGTCCCCGGTTTGGCGGGCGGTGGTTCTGCTGCTGGCTCTGCACAGGGTAAGACCAGCGCCGGTAAGGGTAAGGCCTCGACGACGGTAAGCGTCGACGGCGGTGCGCTTGGTGAGCTTGGTGCGGTGTCGTCTGAGCTTGGCGTGATTGGGGAAGGCGCGGAAGCTGTCGTCACGGCGGATACGTCGAAGGCCCAGACCCTCTTGGGCGCTGTCAGCGACGCTCTAGGCGACGTTGAAGGCGATAAAGCTATGAGCGTTAAGGCTGATACTGCTAACGCGTCTAAGGGGCTGCTGGACCTTGATAAGCAGGTGTCTGGGCTTACCGACACACCTAAGCAGATCGGGGTGGAGTTCGACGCTGCCGGGCTGGATCAGACGGTCACCACGGCCCTAAACCAGATTACGGACCTGTCGCAGCAGGAAGCCATGCCGACCGTCGGGCTGGACTCGGAGCCGCTTACTGAGGCTGCGGAGGAGTCGACCGGTGTCATTGAGGAGCTGGACGCGCAGAACCCGGTGCCGGTTGCGGACATGGACAACGACCCGCTGTTGGGTGAAGTCGCTGAGGCGGATAGTGAGCTGAACCGTCTTGGTGGGGCGAAGTCCACCTCGGTGGCGGACGTGGATAACTCGTCTGCACTGGCGAACATTAACTCCACTATTACGGAGTTGAACAAAATGCCGGTGGAGCGCGTCATTAAGATTGTTGCTCACGGCTCGACTGAGGGTTTGGCCGGTGGCGGGAAGGTCCCGGGACTCGCCACCGGCCAAACCCTCAGT